GGAGTGTATATAGATTTTGCAGATGGAACTTCGGGAACAAGTGCAGGTCAATCTACTTATGGAACAGCATCAAGTCCTACAAGAACAACTCAAATTGCTCATGTTAGAACAAGTGAAGTTGCCGCTTCTTACAATACTGCTCCCGTATTTGGTATGTTTTTATTTTTTGGAGGATATATTAGACAAGGAAATATGGGGACAATAAGTAATATCCATTGGCAAATACCGAGTAGTGTTACAAGTTCATTAAGTAATGGCACATTTGTTGTCCCTCCGAATGAAGTTTCGGATACTAATGAACATAATCAAAACAATATATTAATAGATGGCCCAAGCACAAATAGTGGCACTTTTACTTTTATTCCTCAAGGAATTTATGGTAGTATGGCTAAAAGCATTGGTAGTAATTTTCGTCTATTCGGTTTAAGTTGGGGAGGAGGTAGAGGAAGCCCTACATTCCCTGCTGTTAATGATACAATATCATTTATATTTACAGTAGATGCTGATATAAGCGGAACTACTCACACAGTAAGGCATGAATTTATTATAAAATTTATTTGAGGTGATAGAATGACAAGAATACAAGTTAATATTCCGGAGGGAGTTTCGGGCAATTTTGAAGTAGCACATTATACCGACCAAACAACTGATAATCAATGGCAAATATACTTAGAATTGAAAGATGAAAGTCATTCTAACTATTGTGTTTTAATTAAAGATAGTTGCCCTATGCCTATTATGCAAGACTCCGAAGGAGAATATAGAGAACACCAATGGCTATGGGATAACGCAACAGGAGACATATTAATTGGTGGTTTGGGAATAGGCATGGTAAATGAATTTTTAATCAATGCCCCCAATATTAATTCTGTAACAATTATTGAAAACTCACAAGATGTAATAGATTTAGTTTGGCCTTACTGTGCTAGAGATAATAGATTTACTTTAATCAAGGCAGACATAGAAACTTGGACACCTCCTCCTAATTCACATTGGGATGTTGCATGGTTTGATACTTGGTGTACGGATAATGTCATATCTTGGAGGGGCTATCAAACCGCTATGACTAACAGATATTCGCAATATTGCGACGCTATGGGTTTTTGGGGAAGCCTGCCTCCTCCTGCTAATTAGGTGATTATTTTGAAAATAAGAGCAGGTAAAAAATTAGCAATACTAAGCATAATGGATATAGTAGGAGACAATGAATTAACAACTAAACAAATACATGATAGATTATCTAACGGTTCTTATAAAAAGGCAGAATTAACATTTAGGCAATTAACAAATGTTTTGAGTAGTTATTTTGATAAAGCAGGATATGATAATAAAACTAAATGTATAATATGGAAAAAAAGAGATGACCAACAATGATAGGTTGGTTTTTATTTGGTTTTATTTTAGGCTATTTGACTATAACTATTGATTTTAAAGGCAAAGAAACAACAGGTGTTGTTTTTCTCGAAGAACACGAAATTCCCTGATTTTTGCCTAATAAAAAAAATTATAGTCGCCAAAAGACCAAAAAAAAACTAGAGAGGCCGAAGCCCCTCATATTGTTTTTTCTGACCATATGCCTTTACAGCGACGACATTCCCACAATTTTATTTGCTCATCCGAACCGACATAAAACCCTAGTAGTCTTTTTGCTATGGTTTGTTCTTTGCAGAACTTACACTTCTGTTTTAATGCCATTTAATCACGGAACTTTTTTGTTTTCGTTCATCAAACGCTTCATATATTCTTCAACGCTTTCATCAGTGATATTAGTTCCACCGAAAGCGGCAAAGAAAAGAAGCATCAAGATAGTAACGAAAATAAACAAGCCGAACCATTCCCAACCTGTCACCATTTCACCTCCAAATCTACATGCTTTGCTTTTTCTAAAGAAAACCCCTTTACTATTCCTTTGTCTTGACCATACTTCCACAGGTCATATACTAGTTGAGTATCTTTCATGCAATATTCTACTACTTCGTCATATTGTCCCATTTTCCATAACTTAGGAGCATCAGCACTATCCATTAACTTGTAATCGTTCATTGTGCATTTAACTAAATTTTTGAGTTGATATCTTTCACCATGTTCTTTAGTTAAATATTTAGAAGTATCAATATACTGTTCTTCTGCTAAGTATTTATTTATGCAATATATATCCAATGAGTCTCTTAGAATGGGTAAATCAAAAGCCCTAATGTTGTGGCCTAGAAGTTTCACTCCTTTTGAAAAGTTATCATCTAAATCATATTTTAATTCTCTAATTGATTTAATAATATGACCCGACTTAGCAAAACTATCTACAGGCTCATCAACATAAACTGTTCCTGTTTTACCATCCCATGTGGCAACAGTAGAGACTTGAAACATATGGGTGTTACCAAAACCGCCTATGTCATGTGACATATTTTTGGTTTCCAAGTCAATTGCTAGAACTGACATTTATATCATTCCGTTGCAGACCAAAGTTTAGAAATCTTTTCTTCTTCCTTATTGACTTTAGGTTTCTCATCTAAGTCTGTTCTTCTTTTTAGAAAACAAACTATTTGAGAACCCGCCACAATAAGTTGAGAACAACATTCCCAACCATCGTTTCCATATGTGTTTAATGTATCAATTATTACTTTCGGCCCCTTTGCTACTTCAAATACTAAGTATGTATTTTCCCATTTCATTCATCATCACCTTTTATTAGTTTAATATATGTCTTGTTGTTTGACTCTTTTTGTTCTATAAATTTGTGCCTTATTACATCGTAGTGTCTGTATATTTGCGCTCTTGATTTTTGTGCTTTATCTTTCACTTCTGTTAATAATAGTGTTTTGTTTAGGAATCCGTCGCTGTCTTTCTCTAGTTTATTATAAGCATCAATGAATAACGACTCTAGCGAATTTTCGGCTATGCTTTGTCTCTTAACCTTTAGGCTTCGTTCTAACCAGTCTACCAATGTCATATAACATCTTCGGACAATATTGGCCGCTTGGCGAACATTATGCCCTGTAACAACGAACCGTTCATCTTTATTTTCTATGGATGGTGCGGAGGCTATGCTACATAATACCGACATTTTGTATAGTATTTTCATTAGCCTAGTTGTGAAGTTAGAAGCAATTGCTGATACATCTGTTCTAGTATTCTGTAGAAATCTTCTCATATTTTCATATTCTAGTTTTAGAACTTGGTTGAAATCTTTGGTATATTTCATTGTCTTCAGTGGGTCGCCATTTACTTCTAGGAATCTTTCCTTAGTTATTTTGTATAACTCAAATAGCGCATTGGCGAACCTATCAACAGGCTGATTGACTTCTTCTATAGTTCCGGCCTTATCTATTTGTTCTAGCCTCATTTTATGTTGAATGAACTCCGGAACTTCCCAAACATAAAGAAGCATTCTTTGCAGAACACCCTTTTCTGCCATGACTGTATTTAGATTACTAGGAGGATAGGTCATAGCCAACACTGAACGCTCACAATAACATTTCATTATTTGATTATCATATGATGCCAGTGCTTTCTTAATTATCCATGAATCTCCCGAAAGACTATTCATTAGAGTATTCAAATATACAATTGCCTTTTCTTGGTGTTGGCTTTGTTTGAATACACCGGAGTATTCGAATTCATCCCAATGGGCTAATCCGTTTCCTTCTAATATTCCTTTGACTCTAGTATAAGTCGGTTCATCCCCTCTTTCTTCCGGTTCATCTTTTGCGAACTTTCCGATTAGAACAGAATCAGTATAGTCTGTTAAACTAAAAGTATCAAAGATTCTTTTCATCGGTATTCCTTCATCGTTACGCAAAGAAGGATGTTCATTTGTTGCGTTAATTTTTTCAAAGGTTTGATTAGCAACCTTACCAACAAAATTCCACAATGTAGATTTTCCTGTTCCCGAAGTTTGAACCCAACAAAAATGTATTCGGGTATCTTCGTGATTTCTTCCATTTGTAATAGTAACGAAATCCTTTACGATTTGTCCTAGTATATTAAAGAAAGAAATAGCCGCAGGGACATCATTGTAATGTGATACCTTTACTGCTGACTTTTGAAACTCTTGAACTACTTTCGGTAGACTTTCGCTAAAGTGTCCAGTATTGCTTTCTAATTCATTCATATATTCTTCTTCATTTATATCATTATTCATATTTTCACCTTCTCTTCCGAGTTTAATGTGGTAAGAATTCTTTTGGCTAGGGTCTTACCAATACCTTCAATTGCCTGTATTTCGAATTCGGAGCATTCTCCTATTTCCATAATAGAACCGAATTCCTTTATGAGTGCTTTTGCTTTTTTAACAGATAGCCCTTTAATGCTAGTTAGTGTGTCTATTCTCATATCATCAGTTGTGATTCTTTTGAATATTTGAGGGGCTATTACTTCTCTAGTTATAGGTTTCATTTTACAAACTGTAGTTATAATAGATGCCGCATCTTTTTCATCTTTTACCCAAAAGGGTTTAACATCCATATCTAGAGTTATTTTACCTAATGCTCCATAGAACTTATTATTCATTAATACTGCTCTAGCCTTTGGAGTTAATTTGCTTTTAGAGTTTTCAATAATATTTGCTATTGCTAAATCTAAACAGCCGTAAATAATTACTATATTCGTTTGATAATGTCTATCCATATTATCTAACTGTGTCCAAAGTCTTTTTGACATTACGGAGTTAATGAAATCAATTACTGATTTTGCTTCGAAACAAACATCATCAAAGACATAATCTCCTATTTCTAAAAACCGCCTTTCATTAGAAATTAAAAGCGACTGTGCTTTCTTTTCAACTAAGTCGGATAAAGTAGAATTTTCTCTAGAATCAATTACTAGCATCATTATACCTCCAACACTTTCCAACGCAGAATCCCTCACTAATTAATTTATTACAATGAGGAGTATTGTAATTATTGTAGACAGTAAATTTAGCATGTTTCTTAGTTTCTCTTTTGTCCCAATCTAGCCAAATAGAATCCGAATCAGCAAACACTCTCTCCAATTCTTCTACAACTAAATTCAATGTCTTTTCTTTTTCTTCATTTGTTTCTAAGTTTCGATAGCCCGATATCATATCCCTATACCATGAAACAAGATATGCTCTTGTTATGTGTGTTGGATTTTCTACCATTACCGCATTGTGTAAGCAAGGAAGAATAGGTAGATTGCCAACAGTTTTGGGAACTGAAACAGAACCCTTCATGGCCTCGATGGGTTTTGCTTTAGGAAAAATCACCTTTTTGCTTCCCTCCATTTTGAAAGGGAGGTATCGAGGGTTTATAGACAAAGTGAGTATTTCCTCTACTGTTAAATCTAAATCATCTATTCTCAACGGAATACAATATAGAGCATTACCATTACCATCGGAAGATGACATATTAACTGTATTCGGGACTCTTCTAAGCCTAGATATCTGCCCGACCCTATCATCTAAAGTAATGTCTTTGCCAACCTTAGAAATCAAATACTCTTTTATCTCTCTAAATAAGACTTGAACTTCACGCATATTCTTAGCAGGTTCACCAAAAATGAACATATGGAATCCTCTTCCCGAAAAGAAAAGAGTGTGTTCATAATCCCTTTTAATTACTAATTCCATAACTTGCTTTACATCACGCCATGCCTTATCTAGAGTATCTTCATGAGCATCAAAATCAAGAAAGATTCTATCAATAATAACTGTGCTTTCTATTGGCATTTTTTCTGAAAAATGCTCAAAATCATAAACAGTAGTATAGACATTTGTTCTATTATTGTGGGCTTGAACGAAATTTATGTAATCATTTCTTGTTGTCATCTTTTTTCTTTTCATCTGCGGGGCGTTTTTTATTTGACTCCCCGCCCAAACCATTCTCGGATATCTCATTATTATTACCTCCAAAATTTACTGTTGCCGAATTAAGCATTTGCTTAACTACTTCTGCCATATCTGCCTGTATTTGTATTAAACCTATATCTCTAAACATATCTTCATATGTTCTTCCTATCATATTTTCATTTATTCTAATATCTCTAACCAATTCGAATCTTTCCTGTAGAGACAGTTCAATGTATATTTCATTTGCCAATGAACTAATAGAGTTGGCTAAATTGCTAACTTCTAGAAAAGACCATTTCTTAGATAATACTTTTTTCTTAATCAATTCTTTCATAATATCAAACCTCATCTGTTGCTGACATACATAATTCATGTATTTTTTCACAATGCTCACATTTTATTGTTACATTTACTAGTGCTTCAAATTCATTACCATAGTTAGATATTGAATGAATATCAACTCCACCCCAAACAAACCATTCGCACATTTCACATTCTTTACTCATATTATCACACCCATGTATCTTGTAGAGCATCTTCACAAATACCGAAGTAAGAACAATTAGTGCATATATTTGCATAGAACTGTCTAGCCTTGAATTGCTTTTGTTCATAGGCATGAATTAGTTTCGCTATATTGTGCATAACTGCTGTAGTGGAACGCTTTTGGACTTTTTCTGTAAAAACAAAATCCGAAGCAGGATAATACCAACCCCAATGTGTTACTTCCATATCTTTAGATAATCCATATTTTTCTAGTATTTCTTCTTCACAATTCTCAATCATAAGTTTATAGAAAGCCATTTCTTTTCTCATAGAAGTTTTCTTTGCAGGACTAGTAGACCAAGCCCCTGTTTTATATTCAAATGGTATTAAATTACCATCTTCTATAAACACCCTATCAATGATACCTTGAAGATGAACAACATAATCTCTTTCTAATGTAAATTTAGGATGTATGTCTTTTGGTATTGTTATTTCACAATCAAATAATTCTTCATTGATTATCGGCAAATACTCATGAACTTTTCCTTCTGTTCTTGCATCTAAGTATCTTTGCGCTTCAAAAGCCGCTACTGTTAGACTAATATCAAAATAGTCATCTACAGGCATTAGGCTAGTGCAGTAATCCAATACTTCAGTTGCATTCATGGCTTCTGCCTTTTTAATATCAAATACATCAAAGAATTCCTCTCTAGAGTTATGTAGAATAGTTCCCTTCTTCATGGCTTCTGTTTGGTCTTGCGGTCTTCTTTCAATATAATTAAATTGATACTTTTTAGCACACCAATCAAAACTACCCAAAGAAGATTTACTTATCTTCAATATTGGCTGTGACGGGTCTTCGTAATTTTCCGGTTGCCAATCATAAGTATATTCTTTCATGCTTGCTATTCTTGCTTTATATTTTTCATCGTTATTCATTTTAATTCCCCTCTCGGTTTGCTTATTCCACCGGCTAATACCCAATCGTTATAATTTTCTTTATCTCTATAATCTTTAATTTCCCATTCAAGAAAATCAATTGTCATTAATAGATGGTCTATAAATGAAAATTCACCCAAATGGTTTTCTGTATCTTCAACTATTATATCTTCATAATGTTTCATCATTCTCTCTTTTAATTTATTTAATTCTTCTCTATTCAAAACCATTCCTCCAGTGTCTTTTGTGTTTTTCCTGTTCTTATCGCTGATAAATCCCAACCCATAGCCTTGTAAATCGGTTTTGCTTTATCTACTATTTGTTCAGCATAGTGTTTATAATCAGGATTATAACTTTCAAAGTCTTTTAATTCAACACCTGCTACATATTCTACTTGTCTGTTTTCTTGAGTCAAAGGATGAGTAAAGGTATCTCTTACACCAGTTACTTTCATAGAAAGATAAGAGTCATCAAAATCTTTATTCTCTTTTTCCCAAGCAAACAGAACGCCCGCTATTCCGGAACCTATTGATGGTTTTTTTCCCTCTAGAGTTTGAAACCTAGTTGTCGGAGTGGAGCATTTATTACAAACAGAATATTCTAATTTAATACAATCTTTAAGATGATATTTAGTTCCACATTCCGGACATTTGACATTAAATCTATTAGCCCGTAGTCTGCTTCTTTTTACAATATCCTTCAAATCAATATTCCCCGACAAAGCACTATCATACCTATCATGAAGGGCTTTATTGATTTGTTCTCTTGATTCAGCATTTACCCATCTTTTCAATACATCCAATTGAGTATCTTTAGCAAAGCCAGTTTCACTGACTCTTTTGGCAGTAAAGCCAGTCATTGTGAATTCCGGCTCATCTAACCATTCGCCATCTTTCCAAGTAATCATTCCTGCGTTTCTGTTTTTAGTTGTTCCCACTCCTAAAGAGGAATAGTATTTTTCAAACTCTAATACTACAGGATGTTCGTTCAATCCCATAATATTGGGGAAGTGTTTTCTTACACTATCCTGTATATCCGCACAAATCATTTGTGCTTTCGCTACAGAATCTACTTGAACATAGATTGAATCTGTGTGTCCGTAAACTACTTTCATACTATCACTTCTTAGAGTAAGTTAGTATAGGGAAATAGTGCGCTTCAAAACCATTATGTTTCTTATTTAGATAATCTTCAATTTCTAAAACTGCCTTCTTAACTCGCATGGCTTGTTCTAGTTCTTGGCTAACATCATCTAAGTCGCTTTCCAATACTCTAATTTTCTTTTCTAGTCTTTCAGTTTCCTTTAAGGAAAAATTTGTTAATCTTTCCATTTTCTTTTCCAATTCTTCTATTTTCTTTTTCATTTCTTCGTTATTCATACTATCACCGTTACTATAGTTATGATGGTTGCTATGTTTACGATATTTACCATCATCAATATCTTGTTACTTCTTGCTATCATAGCGAGCAATTCTTCTAATAATTGATTAGTTCTGTCCATCATCATAATGATACCTCGCTTTAAGTGAATCAATTTCTTTTTTCAAATCATTGATTTCTATACTTAGTTCGCCTACCCATTTCCATAGCCTTTTAATTTGGGCTTCATGGCTTAAACTATCTGCTACATTACTCATTTTTATCTACTCCTTGTTCGATATCAATGATAACAGCATTACGCTTCAAATTATTCATCATTTGAAATATCTCCTCTACTTCTTGTAGAGTAATTTCCCATGTTTCTTGTGTGTCATAATTGACTTTTACTGTTACATATTTGGTTTTCATGTCACCACCCTGTATCTGTTTTCTTTTATTTTCTCCACATTATCTAATCTAGCGAGATACCACCCTATTGCTGAAACTGAACCAATATATTGGCTTGTTCCATATTTAGATACTATCTCTTCCAATATCTTATTAGAAGAAAATACATCTTCTCTAGTTCCTACTGCTTCTCTTATCCATCTTTTAAAAAAACTATTCACTCTTCTTCACCACACTTTCTTGATTCAATTAAATCCAAAAACGCTTCATGTTCACATCTTTTACAATGATACTTTCCTTCAAATTCAGGTCTGTGTATTTTTGGTTTTTTACATTTCATTCATTTTCCTCCTTTGGAATTAAAGGTGTAGGTACTCCGTCTATTATAGACCAATGTTCAAATTCTTCATTTGGGTCAGGATTAATTACAGGAATTAAGTTAGAAAACTCTCTAAGAGAACATTTCATGCAATAACCGTTCATTAATCCTTTAATAATCCATGAAGGGGAATCTTCCCCCATAGACATAGGCTCACCTATTATTCTAGTTTCGCAGTTTTTGAATCTGCATTTTCTACCTTCTAGTTTCATACTTCCAACTCCTTAGCCTTGAATGCGGCTAATCTAATTGCTTCTCTAGCACTAGCAGTAATACTAGCGGCTAGAGTAACATTAGCCCAACTAAATCCTTGAAAAGCAACAATGCCATAAAAAGATGCCATTAGTCTCTTAACTGCCATTTGATTATTGTGCCATTTCATATACTCACCGTTTGGCTTCCCTCTAGCCTCTTTCATTTTGGCTTTATAATCATTCCTAAGTTCCTTCAATTCTAATACTGCTTTTGGTAATAGACCCATTTTATCAGTTTTGAAATAAACCATTTGTTCTTGGGTTGTTTCACTAAAATCTCTAGGTGTTAGAATATTCACACCAAAGGCTGTTGGTTCTTCGCTAATAGTTTCCCAAGATATATTTCTTGCTATCATCATAGAAGGATATAGTCCGGCAAAATCAAAAGCGGCTACATTGAAATGTAATCCATTTGTTTCTTCACTTAATGGGTCGTAAATCATAGCGCCTTCATATTCTTGTCTTTTCTCTACTCTTTGTCCTGTTGGTGCTTTCCACCAAGCATTTCTCATAAAATAAATAGAACCCATATGACTAGCATAAAAACAAGCATCAAATGGTGCTTTTAGTAGTCTTTGTAAAGAAACAATAGCATCACTACAATAATTCTTTTCATCTAGTTCTACAATAAGTTCTACATCTTTTAAAGCATATTCAAGATAAGTTTCTGTATCTTCTAACCAACCCCTACGATAAAACTCATTTGTATCGCTAAACTTTTCGGAAACCAATTTCTTTTTATTGAGTGCTATTTGTCCAATATAATCAAGTGCTAAAGAAGGTAGCGTTCCCCTTTGAGAATCATTCCACTGTCGCTCAAAAGCCAAGTCTAAATCGAGGGTTATGCGGCCTCCTATGGGCTGTTCTATCGGGGAGAATCCTTTGTCGGCATAAGCAAAACTGTAGCCTTTCTTGGTCTTTTTAACACCCTTAATTGTGCCAATTGGAGACATTATGTTAGGGTTTAATCCTAAAGCACATGCCCTGTCCAATAACTTAGGAACATCAGCGAAGTTACCAAACCATGCAATTAACATATCGGGGTCTTTTACAACCATAGTTGTCATAAAGGATTGAATCATGTCTTTTTCATTATCATACAAAAATAGTTCATTATTTTCATAATCGGTGTAAACTGATAAATCAAACTCTTGATTAGGACACCATACCCACTGGTAATATTTCTTATCATAATTATCATACATTACAATAGTAGTAATCTTATCGTGGTGTTCTCCGCCTTGTTGCCATTCCATATCCCAATACCATTTTCTCAAATTATATTCGGGCATATCATCAATACAATCAACTGCGTATCTAAAATGAAAAGGAACATCTGCTTCATAAGTTCTTTTAAACATATTTTTCGCTTTGCTAACATCGAAGGATGATTCTACTATTACCTTCTTTAGTTTAACACCATCTAGATTTACCCAATCACCACGAATATACTCAAAGTCTCTAGTAATATATTTAGAGGCTTTATAGGATGGAGGCTCTCTAGAATCTTCTTCAACATAAAAGTAAGGAGCAAAGGAAACAGTCTTGTGTTCCTTTTTACCGTTTTCTCTCCACGAAAGATATATCTTATCTCCTTCATTTGTTCTGCTTATAATCATTTAATCACCACTAACGAAAGGTGCTTTCAATAGTAGTCTATCATTTGAAACAATCAGTAGTGGGAATTCGTCTTTCATGTATATGTTTAGCATTTGGCCTTTTTGGAAAAACTTGTGAATAGGGCTTGAAAATTCTAATGTTGCCCCACCATCACCTGTTCTAAATACTGGTGTAATAATTTCATCATATTTATTTGTAGCATTTTGTCTAGAAGAAACTTCGAGTGTTCCTGCATATGGTTCTTCTTTAGATTTATTAAAGTCAAATTTATAGACACCTGTTTTTACAAGTTCACAAGTTTTAATTGCATCATTCAACTGTTCTTGAGATATTGTAAATGCTACCTCAAACTTAGACTTACCAAAATTGAATAATACATTCGGGTTAGGGGTATAGTTGATGTGAAGTAGCATATTCTTTAATGTCTCCAAAGCCTGTTCATTAGGATGATTTGTAATCAAAGGAACTGAAGCCTTCTTTCTACCACTAGATAGAGACATGAAGTCATCAACATCTACTACTGTATTCTCTCCAAAAGAATTTAGGTAAGGTATAACCATACTAACATCTACCACACAATCGCCATCTCTTTCTCCTTCTACTGTTAAGGCAATCTTAACGCAAAAGGTAGAATCTCCATTCCATATTTGTAGAGTATTTCCTGCCAAAATAATATAAGCACAATGGCCTAAACTAGTAATACCAAAACCATTGTTGGTTGTGGACTTACCCTTTACCTGTATGCTATTAATTGCTTCTTTTAGTATTTTACTATCTACTGTGAATTTCATATTTCTCCCTCTCTCAATTCCTTAATTCCATTCCATTCTACTTTGCCACTACCAACAATTAGAGTTTCCCAAGAAGTTCCAACTAGGGATGTATTTGTTTTACTACTCATAAGAGTCGCTTTGTATGCTACATCGCCTTTCTTTAGAATTCTTTTTGTGTTGATTATTTGGTGTAAGAAATCACCCCAATTGTGCCAATTAGGTTTTGTTCCTATTACTTCACCTGTTGCGCCATAATCAGCCTTAGCGTGAGTAATGTAAATTTGGTCACAATTAAGATTCTTGCACATAGCCAATAAAGAGTAAAATGGTGCATTTCTTTTACCCCACTCAAACTTCATCTTCTGTGGCTTACCAATCTTAGAACTTCCTGTAACATGAAGTGTGCAACAGTCTAGCCATTTATCTACTCCATCAAATACAAACAAAACATCTTCTCCTTTTTCGATTTGTTCTTTTACAAACAAAACAAAATCTTCGGAGTTTGCTTCGGACTTTTGTATATCTAGTTCGCCATTTTGGTTTCTTACTTCCGGATTCCATAAAGTAATTCTGTCAGTCATTTCATGATTTTGTCTCCATGTTGGTTCGCAACCATCATCCCAATCTAAAACATAAATTTTCTTATCGGGAAAATCCAATGCTAATCCACTCTTGACTGTTTTAGGTTCTCCCCAAATACCACATACTAGGCGACTATTTCTTTGTAGTCTACCTTCTGTTTGGGTTTTTAGTTTGTCTCTAAATGCTTCTACTCTTCTGTTATTTCCTGCTTTTTCTATCATTTCTTTATTTATATTATTTGTTAATCCCATATATATCACCTATACATTTTCCATAATTCTATTATTTCATTTATTTCTTTTTTATCATTCATCCAAAACCTAAGAAACTTAGAACCGGAATGCAGTTTAACCATATAATTCAGGCTCTCTTCATCTTGTCTCCAAGTTATGAAATCTGTAGTTGCTAAATCAGTAACCCATGCTCTTTCTTTCTTTACAATCCCATCTTCTATTGAGATGCGTTCTCTTTTGTTCAAATTAAAGGATGCAGAAGAAGAATCTCTCCATTCTATCGGAGGAGGTATCTTTCTATTCATATAGAATACCTTTACTTCTTCTAATTCTTTTTTAGACATTTCTTGTATTATTTCTTTGTCTTCTTCGCTAAAATGTATTTTAACATCATAAACACCGTCTTCGATGTGCGCCCATGAAATATGGGTTACACAATTAATGTCTGTAATTGCTCTATCTGTTTCTAAATAATTCTTTTCAATTTTTATCATATCTATTCCTCATAAGGATAGGCTTCGCACCTAGTCGAGTATCAATCTTTTCCCACAAGTTCACACTTACACTTGTAATGAAAGCGGGGCATGCTCAAAACCCGCTTAGGAATTAATCAAAACCAATCGAAATTAGATTCTACTGGTTGTGATACTTCTACTGCTGAACCATGCTTTTCAGTGCAATAAAGCCCCGAAACATTTAGTGTAGCAGGTTGAGTACCTTCATCATTAATTGATTGACTGGTTCTACCAACAACAATAACTGTAGAACCTATGCCGAAATCTAATGATAGATGTTCCGGAATCCAACAGGTTGTTGTTCCCGAATCACTTTCATAATCTAATTCAGCATCTAAGTCTGTAAGATTAATGATTCTATTACCGTTAGATGTCGGAGTCATATTCATATTACAAACTGTTCCATCTGTAATAATAAATCTCTCCTTAACAGGTAGAGATTGCCTAACTATATGCTCTTTGTCCATATCAACTAATGGTATTAGGTTGCTCTTGAAATGTTCTTTTAGGCAATCTTCAAAACTAAAGTTTGACATATCTCTAAACAAATCATTATCAGGATTCATTTCATTATTTAGACTTAAACTATTAACAGTTAAATCCTTAGCACCATAAATATCAGTTCCGTTATCATTAGCAACACATAGGAAATGCACCCATTCAAAAGTGTTAGGAGCAAAATCAACTCCTGCCTGCCCTTTGTAAGAGAAGTAGTATGGTTTCATTTCACCATTAACTCCAATTGAGCCAAAGAAAATTCCACTTCTTCTCATCAATTGAGCAGGCAAAGGTCTACCATAGTTTTGATTCTTTTCGCCACTCATATAAGATTCAGTAGAATCAAGTGGAATATAGATTCTTCCATCTTCTAATGTTACTGCCCCTTCGGGAAGTTCCGGCATTACCTTTTCTCTATATTCACCGTTATGGTATCTAGATACAGTATATTTTCCTAGTGCATTTTCTACAGCCACAGCAACAATACCTTTCTCTAAAGCATTATCTTCATTTCTTAGGTATTCTTCTTGTGCTTTCATTCTGTTCCATGCCATACTATCTCTAGGTGCGTCTAAAGAAACAAAGAATCCAAATGCCGCTTTATACCATGATTCACCCGAATCTTTGGTTTCTTTCGTCTCTTGGCTTCTTCTTGCATTAGCAACATAGTTTCGCCAAATACCCTTAGCAATTGGGTTTGTTGGCTCAATACCATTTTGTTCGCATACTTCCACGAACTTTGCTTCTGCTTCTTCAACGCTCATACCGATGTATTGTGCGCTCTTTGCTATTTCATTTTTCATATCTTCGTTCATATATTTTCACTCCTGTATTTTTGCTCCAATTCTATATATTTCCTACTAACCATGAGGCTAGCACTTTAGGGGTCATAGTAGTGGAACGCCATTCGCTTTCCCCTATAGTTCTAAGGAATTTAAATTTAGTAGTGCTGTCTAGTTCATCCATTTCGATTACAGCATCGTGTAACCCTAAACATATTTCTTTCATTGAAAGTCCGTAATATATCATATCGTGAATATCCCCTAATGCACTAGTATTTCTTTGATTCATTTTCATTATCAATTTTTTGAAGTCATCTAGTGAAGCCGACACTTGTTTCTTGAGTGTGGTTCCACTTGACTTGGCGGCCTGTAATTCGGTTATCGCTCTCCTCATATCACCGTTCATAGCATATATAAAGGAGTCTAATTCTTCATCCGAAAACCTATCAATGTTCTCTTTTGACAAAATAGACTTTAAGACTTGTTTTACCGAATTGTTGCTTAATGGTTTAAAATGATAATTAGCACATCTACTTTGTATAGGAAATACAATTTTGTTTCTGTTATTACAAGTAATAACAAAACGAATATTATTTGCATATCTTTCCATAATTCTTTTCAAGGCATTTTGTGCGTCTCCAGTCATTCCATCCATTTCATCTAACAACATAATTTTGAAAGGAACACCGCCAATTGAACGGCTTTGTGCTACTTCTTTGATAGTGGTTCTAACCATTTCTAATCTTCTGTCATCGGAAGCATTTACTTCATAGAAGTTTTCTTTGAAACTATCTTTCAGTATTTCTTTTCCTAAGACTATTCCTGCTCCTGTCTTTCCATTACCTGCATTTCCATAAAGCAAAACATTAGGCATGTTGTTTTCTTCTACCCATGTTTTAGCATCTAAAACAAAATGCTCTTGTCCGATAATGTGTTCTAATTTACTTGGTCTGTATTTTTCTGTCCATAACATTATATCCTCTCCAATTTAGATTCTATTTCTTGTATTTTTTTCTCAACATCATATATTGCTTGAGACAATTCCATACCTATGTGATGGGGTTTGTAAATATCAACCCAATCTAAGGTTTCATAAATAGTGTCTATTTCTTCCAATTCCTTTAATAATTCCTTGTAGTCTTTTAATCTGTTTTCTATTTCTTTTATTCTTTCCGATGCTTTCATTTTTATTCCTCCTCAAATTTAATCAGTTCTTGTTGTATTGGTTTAAACTCCGGCATCAATAGCCCGCCTAACCAATAACAAAATGCAAAAAATACTGCTGTTAATATTACCTCAAGCATCTTTATTCCTCCATATTGTTTGTGTCACTTGATTACAAAATCCTGCTTTCTCATAATGTATTTTAAGAAGCATTTGTAATTGATGTGTAGATGGCATTCCTTTCTTTACAGGCGTGCCTTTCTTAGTCTTAGCATTCCAAAGACCTTCTTTGATTTGCCCTGTAGTCATTTCTTTATTATTCAACATTTCTTTTATTCTCATATGCATCCATTTATTTTTCATAAAAATTCCTCTATACTCATTTGTTTTACTGTTATTTTTTCTTTCTTTTTGGGCTTTTTCTTTTCTCCCAAATTAAGAAGCCTACACTCGCTATGAGATAGTTTCTTCTTGAAATGGTCTTTCAACATATTATCTTTACATAGTTGTTGAAAAACTCTAACATCTTTCACTTTCAGTTTTCTAGATAAACTACGAAAGTTATCTTTGATTCTTTTATCTTCCTTTGCTTTATCAGTTCTAGGTTTTCCTCTAGGTATAACTGCTACGCCACCGCCTTCATGACAATAGGCTAACATTTCATAAAAATACCTTTTATGCCACCTTCTCTTTACAGTAGAGTCTATCAAAATTAGCCTAGTCGGGTGTAATACTTGAACTAATAAATTAAGAATGCTGTAATCTTTAGGCTCATTGTAAAGAAGCAAATCCTTAATCTTGTCTCTATTCTTGCTTTTCATAAAGGGATAGATTAATTCAAACTCTCCCTTTTCCATAAGCATCGGAGGTTCACTATTTGGTGCTACTTGTTTTATTTCGTTTTCTAAATGCTTAGTAGAACCTGCTAGTTTTACTTGGCACATCGAATGAACCCACTTTACAGATTTCTTATTTATAGAAGTCAAAACCACTTGACCACGATACTGTCTTATGATATTCTTTATCATATCCTTTCGGGGCTTGTAATGTATATCTTCTATGATAATACCCCTTTCCACAGGAAATGAACCTAAATCAAAATTTATTTCATCGCTACCATAGAAAATAATAGGGTCATTCACAAATGTTTTCGCTTTTGTTGTTTTTCCTGTCCCTGTTTTTCCTACTACCAATATTGCTCTTTTTTTATTTATATTTTTTAATCCCATTATAAAACTCCCTTTATTTTCATTATTGTTTCTAATCCGTTTAATTGTTTATGCTTGCCTTCTATTATGATTTTTAGTGCTTGTTTAAAACCCTCTAACTTATCGTTAGCATCAGGTAAATCTGGAATTAGTGCAATTGTGTTAGTTATGTTATTTAACCCAGTTATTTTTAATATAGGTCTTGGGCTATTATTGGATTCTTTTTCTTTTATATTACAATCCACTAAATGCTGTTTCAAAGAACGGCTGATTGCTTCTAAGAAACTCATGTTTCCTCTTATTATTATTTTAGGGCTTATCCTATATCCTATGGAAAACCTGTTGTTTTCTTGAATAGAAACTGAAAAATTGCCTTTGCTCAATAAGATTCCTACTATCATATCTTTACTATACATGACTATCACACAAATGATATCCTAAATATTCGTTCTTAAACCTCAAGAAATCTAATCCGTCTGCCACTAATTTCTTAATTGTATCTTCTATCATTAGAACTTCTCCACCGAAAACAAAAGAAACACTCGTTCCTTGAAATGATTTCATAGCAACGGCCTTTTCTTCATCAATTTCATCAGTTACAATTAGCATGGGACAAGGATAACTTTGCTTATCTTTTAGCAATTGAAACATTACTCCTCTCATTAACATAGTAACATCCTCTTCTTTTATTATTCCATAAACTATGAAATTGAAACTAGTAGCGTTACCATACAAATCTATCCATTCAATGATAGTTTCATCATCATACATGGCAATTACTCCTTAAAGAATACTTCATTATCCTTCCAATATCCTCTAGGTAAATTGTTTGTTTCTAGCCAAAAGAGGTCTGCGGCTGTTATTCGTTTCTTACCACGACTTATAGCATTTTTCTCACCGTTTGCTATTAGATTAGCAACTGCGGTATCTACCCATTCTACTAAAAACCGCTTTGCTGTATTCGATACTGTCATGTCTGTGCTTTCTTTTACAATCTTAGATATGTTTATTCTAGTTACCATCCTTTTCTTCTTCGGTTGTTCCGGAACAATCAATTCATTGTCCTTGATATAAGGACAAAGTTCTCTTTTTTGCACTAATGCTCTACCTTTGTCATGTAATATGTTTTTTAGATAAACATTATCATCACTATCTATTCTAATACAACGGTATGTCGTTGTGCCTATTATTGTCATATCTCCTACTTCTATCATTCTAATGCCTCCACATCTTGTAGAGTATTAATATCAGCAACGAATTTATCATCTCTAATTCTAATACATCTTGGGAATCTTAAGCCTAGATTATTATTCTCATCTCTAGAAACTAAATCAGCAGTAACTTCTAGAATAACTTTAGGTGCTAACTCAAATGTTTTATTTTCAAAGGAAATAACATTTCTTCTTAGTGTATTTGTTAGTTTGATTAAATCTTCATCACTAAAGCCGGAACCTACACTACCAACTGAAACAAATTCAGTATCATTTTTAACTGCTATCTCAAATGTTCCAAATACATTTGACCTATTGCCTTGACCATATTTAGCCTTAACAATTACAACATCGAGATTTATTCTAGGTGGTTTATACTTAGCCCACCCGATACTTCGCTTTCCTGCTTCATAAGGTAGCGATGAATCTTTAACTATGATGCCTTCAAATCCATCATTAATGGCTTGGTTATAGAATGCTAATGTATCACCATCTTCGGCCATTCTGTGTGCTTGGTCGGGTAATTTAGACATTTTTAGCACTCTTTTAGAGTAAGGTAATTCCATTATAGTTTCTAATCCGATTTTTAGGCAATCAAAAATAACCCATTTAACAGGGACTTTTTCTCTTGCTTCTGCATGGTCTTTAGAGTGAACTCTTGTTCCCATTAGTTTATGTTCAGCAGGTGAACCATCATCTTTGATTGGATAAATCTCTCCATCTAGAATACAATCAATATAATATTCTCTAACTGATTCTACTACATCTTGGAATTGTTCTGTAACAATAGAACCTTTACGATTAAAGATAATTACATTATCTCCTTGCTTATGTATTTGGTATCTATTACCATCATACTTGTAATCTACAATTCTATTTGTTGGCCACTTATCCATAGGGACTTCTTTGGCTAGCATTGGTTTTACAAATTTACCATGCGTTAAATTACATGGCGGGTCTTTTGACTGATTATAATGATACACTACTACATCTAAACTATTGAAATTCAAATGTTTCTTAACTTCTTTTACAGGTTTATTGTATTGCTTGGCCAGTATTTTAGTTACGATACCTTCATTGATTCCGTTTCTAGGTTTTCTAATCCAATATCTAACAAACCATTGTCTAGCATTAGCAGACATATTCGGTAGTATTTCTTCTAATAGTTTGAAGCAATTAGAATCAATAGTTCCGGTGTCCATTATTAATAAATCATAAACTTGTTTTAGAGAGTATTGTTTTTTACATTCTGCTGAAGGCTCTAAGTAATAAATAGCCGAACCTAAACAATTATGTGCGGCATAAAGACCATCAATTTCACTTTCAAATACTTCGAAGATTTTTGCTAACCACTTTTTTGCTCTAGACAATCCAATATTATTGCTTGGTAAATTATCCTTATCTAGAATAGGTAATACTCTATTCGTCAGCAATCCGGAGTTTCTCAAACTTCTAACTATTCCATTTATTTGCTGTGTTTGTGCGATAGAATCATTTGATTCTAACATTCGGCTCATTATTTCCCATGTCATCTATAATCACTTCCATATTATTATTTAATTTGATAACCACTTCTTTTAGAAGGCGGGATATCTCACCTTCATGTTTTTCGGAGTATGTCCACATAGCATTTGCTAAGTAAATCCATTCACTCTTCTTCATTAGATTCACCATCTAAATTAACTAATAGCCGAACAAAGTTTCCTATCAGTTGTTCTACTACTTGGACTTCTTCCAACTTATTTTGTTCAGCAAACCTATGTAACATATGTATCATAGTTGCTTGAGTAATAGCAGGAGCAAGCCTTGCTAAATCATTACTAGTATATATTTCCCAATAACAAACAAAAGACGCTCTAACCAAATAATTACCACCGGAAACTTCTCCGTATGCTTGATTAAAAGCATCTAATGCAATCTCTTGTCCCTTTAGAGTCTTCTTTACTTTCTTAG